TCAATCTGGAGAATTGACTAGGGAGGAATTTGTCATGAGTAACAAGATTCGTGAAAGTCAGATGTCGTCCATTGAATGGTTTATCGATGAAAAGCTCACTTCCAATCCAACGATTGGACTAAACAAACACGGAATTCATTTTAACCGTCGGGCAACAGACATGATGAAATGTGCAGCTGGCCAGTGCTTGCGTGTTGGTTTCGATTGCACAACAAATCGCCTGGTCATCCAACGTGGGGAGAATGGTCTGAAGCTACGGAAGTGGGATAAGAGCGGCGGGCTTCAGCTGGTCAATAAACACTTGGTTGGTTGGCTGCAGCAGAAGACGGTCGAGCAGAAACGCTATAAGCTCTATGAAAATCAGGGCATGTATTACATTGAGCTCGAAAGCCATGCATGACCCAATCTTTGATGATGTACCTTGGGAGTTTGTCACAGATGAGAACGGCAATGAAATAGGCGCGGTGTATTTGCTTCTACCGGATCCGCCAATGAGGCGTCGGCAGAAGGGAAGACGGGAAAGTGCTGCACCTTCGAACCGAACATACATTCTTAATTTGGAGGATAAACAGTCATGAAAGATCAGAATAAATGCCCAGATTGCGGAACATGGTGGGAACAGTGTCCGTGTTGTGGTACTGACTTCTGCCCATGTTGCAGAGGGTACTCAAGTGATGCGGAATATGACGAGGAGGAAGTGGAATGAATCAAGCTGAAGTTGCAGAGATCGCCGCGCGTGTAGCGATTGAGGTTGTACAGAAAGAGCAAGACAAACAGCGGAAGAACCAACGGGACAGACGTTTGCGCAACACAAGGCTGCTACTGAAAAACTATCGTCGTTTCGCAGTTCACGCTGCTAATCTCAAAACAGAGTTGAGCGAAATTGATATGCTGGAACAGGCTGACATGTTAGATCAAGATTTCGCTATCGAATCAATCAAGCGTTCGAAAGAGCGGACTATAGCAATCGTAAAGTTTGTCGAACAGATGTTGAAGGTTTATAAATTGCTATGTGAGACATCAGGGCGACCGGAAGACATGAGGCGTTATGAAACTGTATATCAGATGTACATCTCAGAAGAAAGAAAGACGGCTGATGAGATTGCTGCATGCCACTCCTGTGATAGAAGCACCGTCTTCCGAGACTTGAAAGCAGCCATAAATGCTTTAACTGCGCTGATTTTCGGAGTCGATGGAGTTTGGCAGTCGTGCGACTAAGATGCCACTGACTTCGACTTTTGTCCGTGTTAATATGATATTGTGAAATAATTAGAGATGTGGTCGTTTGCTTATCCGTGCTGAGCGGTCACATCTCTTTTTATGCGGTGAGAAGTTCAGTTGGTAGAACGCCTCTTGCAATAAGCCCCATCGTAATTCGCGATAATCCGATGGGAGCTGCCGGAGGAAAGCAGTGGTTCGAAGCCCGTCTTGCCGCCCAATATACCAGTGTAGCTCAGCGGTAGAGCACAGAGAAGACGTCGATAACATGACTCTGGATGTCCTAGGTTCGATTCCTGGCGCTGGTATTAACAAGTTATTTTCTCTTTCTCTATAAAACCGTCTCCTTGTGAGGTGGTTTTTTCTTGGCAGGATTTAACTCCCTCAGTGTCGAAAATAGTAAATTGAACAGACGTAAGTTAGGGGGAGAGTATATATGGCGAAAGCAAAAAAGGTAGGGTTTAATTTTTTCAGACCCTATACCAAATCGGATAATGGTAACGTAATAAAAATCAACCTACAACCAGTTCTAGAAGTTGTTAGACGAAAATATGAAGTAGAGAAGATGAAAAAGGATGAAAGCAACGGGGAATGGAAATATGTCTATCAATACAAAGGCGAACCTGCTAGGCTTTCTGACATTGAATTAGATCCAAGTAACGGATATTATCATCTTATTTTTGAACGGTTAGATTACATTTTACCAAACTATACTACGTTGCATGGTGAGTCTAAAGCTGTAGAACTTGAAGATGATGAATATATTGGGCGAGAAGTTAGTGTATTGTATGACCCTGAAGAACACATCATGATGATTCAGAGGAACAAAGATTCATTAGGCCCGTTGGGCATAGAAATTTTTATACGAACTTTGTTAACTAAGTCTGAAACTACCGGTAATTTTGAATTGGTTATCATTACTGATGATACCGCAAAAAAGAGAGCCCTTAATCAGAAGGCATATAGAAGATTTCAATTAAAAATGACCGGGACAGCTGCTAATGGGCTTGTGGAGAAGTTACGTGGCAGTAAAGTCGATGGAATAGATTCTGTGGAAATTACGTTCAGTACTAGCGCAAAAAAGCATGACAAAATCGATGATGAATTTTCGAAAAGCATTTTAGAAGAGTATATCGAACACGAAGAAGTGAAGAAGTTTAAAATTCGTGCCAGGGAAGAAGAAGACAGTGTTATCGAACCTATTGACTTAATTGATCATAAACTGGTTGCATTTACCGAATTTCGTTTTGATAAAGGCAGAACTTTGAACCCTGTATCAGTTTTTGAAGAAATGATACGGATTTATACTCTAAATGAACGTGGAGGTTTTAAATCTAAGATATTAAGGATGTGAAGATAGTGAACTTTACAGGCAAATTTTTAACCATTGCAGTACTATCCTCAATCATCGTTTCCGTGATCGTATATTATATCTTCCCTAGTTATACCGTAGCTGGATTTGATAAAGCTTTGGATGGGGTATTGTTATTTTCAAGTATCACACTTGGTTTTTATGGGGCTTGCTTAAGTGTTCTCGCATCAATATTCAATACTAAAGTAGTAAAAGAGATCATGAAAGATCATAAGTACAGAAAGGATTTTATAGCTATTTCCGGTTTTAATCTGGTTTCAGGTTTCTTAACTGTCATAACAACAATTGTGTATCAAGTCTTGTTAGCAAATAAAGAAATACCTGAGACACCTATGCGTATAACAAACTCTGTATGGTCTGGATTTTGTTTATTATACATATCCTTAACAATTCTTTTTGTTACAGTAACATTTATGATTTTTTTGAGTAATACTGATGAACAACCGATAGAAATGCATGACGGTAAAGTTGGAAACCCAGACTTTTAAAATTAAGCACCCATTGCGGTGCTTTTCTTTTGCCAAAAAATCAAAATCCCAAGTGCTTGTGAATTTGAGCGTTTACAATAGCTAACAAGAAGGCAAGGCTACAGCTAACTGAGAAGAAACTGACGCAACCTGATAAATGTATCGGCTGTAGATGGGGACGATGGCACGAAGCAATACTATATGTTCCCGAGATGCGTAAAAAGATAAGCTTAAAGTAATAGGAGGAAATACCTTCCTTATGTCGAAGTATGGCATAGAGGGAGGTGAGAGTAATGGTTGATAAAAAGTTGGCTAACGGAATAATTAAATGGAGATCTACTTTAATGTCTAATCTTAGACAAAGTGAAGAACGAGTAGATAATAAGCAGTCTGAACTCCGTTTAATGCGTGCCCAGTTTGAAATATTTAAGGACGCACACGATGAGCTGCCAGAAGCGGAGCGTTCTAGATTCTACAAAACCTACATTGAATCAATGGAACGGTCAATTGAGAGAACTGAGAACGAATTTAATGAACTTAAAAAGGAGCACAGACTTCTTTCAAACAGCATTAATGCCGTTCTTGATTCTATAGAGTCCAAGTATCCTAATTTGGATATCTCAGACGCGTTTGAGAAAAAGACACTCGACACATCAGATGTTGTCCTGTAAAAAACCAGCCGCTAATCAATAGCGGCTTTTTTATATTTGAAAGGAGCTGATCACATGGCAGGAGATAGGAAGAATAAGTACCAGACCCACGTTGAACCCAAGCTCCTGCTTATAGAAGCGTGGGCGCGTGACGGGATTATTGACGAGGATATAGCCAAAAAACTTGGCGTGGCCTACTCGACGTTTCGAGAGTATGTCAAAAAGTATTCGGCATTATCGGCAGCCTTAAAAAAGGGTAAGGAGGTCGCCGATGTTGAAGTGGAAAATGCCTTGTTCAAAAGGGCTACTGGCTATGAGTTTACAGAGAAAAAGTATGTGTCGGCGGGAATGACAGAAGACGAATATGCCGTACAGCAGCAGATTGCTGTTAACAAATATAAATTAGAGCATCCAGAAGCAACTATGGTCGAACTGCGCGCGGTCGAACTGAGTGTACCAAAATATAAAATGGTACTGGTAGAGGAAAAGACAAAAGAAGTTTCACCTGACGTCACGGCACAGATATTCTGGCTTAAGAACCGCCGACCTGATAAGTGGCGTGATAAGCAGGAGATTGGGCATAGCGGCAATGTGGACATCAACAACCCATATAAGGATCTAACAACAGATGAGCTCAGGAAGTTGATACGCGATGGTTGATCTGGAGACAATCAAGCGCTACGCCCGGATTGAGTTGGCAAGGCGTGAATTTTTCGGCTTTTGCCAGGCAATGGCTCCTGACTTCTACAAGGACGATAGACAGTATCTGAGTGACTTGTGCAATGAGATGCAGGACTTCTATGAGTCTGATGACGATATCCTAATCATTAACGAGCCACCACGACATGGTAAGAGTCGTACGGCATCCATGTTTGCACAGTGGGTATTTGGTCAGGATCCGTCAGCTAAAATCATGACTGGTTCCTATAACGAAACGTTGTCCACGACGTTCTCAAAGGCTGTCCGCAATGGCATTAGCACGGCAAAGGCCGACCCTACAGTAATCGTGTATAGCGATATCTTCCCGCATACTCGGATTGCCAAGGGCGACGCTGCCATGAACCTGTGGAGCCTTGAGGGTGGCTATAACAACTACCTGGCTACGTCTCCTACGGGTACGGCAACAGGCTTCGGGGCGAGCATCCTGATCATTGACGACCTTATCAAGAACGCTGAGGAAGCCAATAACGAGGCCACACTTGAGAAGCACTGGGATTGGTTCACGAACACCATGCTTTCCCGCTTGGAGGAAGGCGGCAAGATCATCATCATTATGACCCGCTGGGCGACTGGTGACCTGGCAGGGCGAGCACTGGAGCACTTCAAAGAGGAACGTAAGAAAGTCCGCCACTTAAGCATGAAGGCGCTGCAGGATGACGGCACGATGCTCTGTGAGGAAGTGCTAAGCCGAGAGTCGTATGACATGAAGGTACGCGCTATGGGAGCTGACATAGCCAGCGCCAACTACCAGCAGGAGCCCATTGATATTAAAGGTCGCTTGTACAGCAGCTTTAAAACCTATGAGCAGCTGCCGGTTGATAGCCATGGTGAAGCATTGTTCACTGGCATTTACTCCTATTGTGACAG